GTTAATAGTTAGTCTTTAATCTTTAAGCCCGGCGCAAGCCGGGCGCATTAAATCAGAATTAAAAATGAATGAGGCGTATAATATAGACTGTATGGAGTATATGCGGAACGTGCCGGACGGGTATTTTGATATAGCTGTCTGCGACCCACCATACGGAATTAAAATTAACGAAAGTATAGGCAGGCGAAAAGGTGACGCACACAGCGGACGCAAAAAAGCCTACTGGGATGCAGCACCCCCCCCCACCGAGTATTTTAACGAGCTGCGTAGGGTATCAAAAAATCAAATTATATGGGGCGCAAACTATTTTGTCAGTCGTATGCCGTGGGATAGTAGATGCTGGCTGTTATGGGATAAAAAGTTTAGCTACAAACTTTCATTTTCACAGTTTGAAATGGCATATACCTCTTTTAGTATCGGCGCTAAGAAATTCGACAAAAACCCTGCTACGAGGGAAAAGAAATGGCATCCTACGCAAAAGCCCGTGGAGCTATACGAATGGATTTACGGGCTTTTTGCCAAAGACGGTGATAAGATATTAGATACGCATTTAGGAAGTGGCAGCAGCAGAATAGCGGCATACAAAATGGGGCTTTCTTTCGTAGGGTGCGAAATAGACGGCGATTATTTCGCTATGGAGGAACAGCGATTTAGAAATTTTGTAGAGGCTGAGAGGTTGCAACCCAAATTATTTTAATATGAACGATGATAAAACAAGATGCTGCGGTAACTGCGCATTATGCGTACACACCTATTTAGTCAGCGAGTGCGGGCTAACTGATAACCCGGTAGATGATAACCAAGCAGCTTGTATAGACTATATCCCGGAGGACTGATATATGAAAGATGGAGCATTTAACAATAGCGTGCAGGCCGAGATAGAAGCGGCCAAACTGCGGGAACTATACGACCGTTTGGATGATGAGGTAACACCGTATGAAATGGGGGTTAAAAAGGTGGCTAAGGGCATCCGATTAGTAACCATTTCCTGCGATGAAAGTAACAAAGGCTATTTCAGCACCCTGCTGTATGGATATACAAGTTAAGAACGACTTTACGATAGATTTAGCCACCGCGCACAGCCGCGTATCTAAGAAGTGGCGTAACCGGCACTGGCAATGGAGCGAGCTGTTACAGCGATGCAGCGAGACCAAGCGCACGGGCGAGACCGCAGCGGAGTATGCACGTATGACACGCGAAGAACAAAGCAACGTTAAGGACGTAGGCGGCTTTGTCGGTGGCTATCTATCGCAAGGTATCAGAAAGAACACTAACGTAATGTACCGAAGCGTAGCCACGCTGGATATAGACCACGGCACGCTGAACGTATGGGACGATTTTACGCTGGCTTTCGACTTCGCGGCGATGCTGTACAGCACACACAAGCACAGCGCGAAAACACCGCGCTATAGGCTGGTATTTCCGCTATCGCGCCAAGTATCGCCAGCTGAGTACGAGCCGCTTTGCCGTAAGATAGCAGCCGAAATAGGTATAGACCTTTTCGACGATACCACCTACGAGCTGCCGCGCCTATTCTACTGGCCGAGCACGTCCAAGGATGCGGACTACGTATTTGAGTACCAAGACGGGCCAGCCTGCGACGTGGACGCGGTTTTGGCGCAGTACGTGGACTATAGGGACGTAAGCGCGTGGCCTATATCCAGCAGGGAGGGCGACGTTATAGCGCACGAAATGAAGAAAGCGGGCGACCCGCTGGAGAAACCGGGCATTATCGGTGCTTTCTGCCGCGCATACACCATAGAGGAAGTAATAGAAAAGTTCCTCAGCGACAAGTACGAGCCGACGGCGCAGCCCGACAGATACACGTACAAGCTGGGAAGCGTGGCGGGCGGTTTGGTATGCTATGAGGGCAAATTTGCATATAGCCACCACGAAACAGACCCCGCCAGCCGCCAGCTGTGCAACGCTTTCGACCTTTGCCGCATACACCTATACGGTGCGCAGGATGAGGGAAGCAGGGCGCAGGGCGTGGCGCGCAGACCGAGTTACGCGGCTATGCAGGGGTTTGCGGCATCCGACAAGGCCGTGAAACTGGTGATGGCGAGAGACAAGCAAAAAGAGGTAGCGGACGATTTCGGAGGCGTGGAAGTACCCGAAGATTACAGCGACGAATGGAAAGCCGAACTGGAGTACACCAAAAGCGGAAAACTGCTTTGCAGCATAGCTAACATTATACTGATACTGGAGAACGACCCCGCGCTGGCTGGGCGTATCGTCCACGACCAGTTTACGGGTATGGACGCGGCAAAAAGCAGTTTGCCGTGGAAACCGCAGCCGGGCCAGTGGACTGACAGCGACGACGCGAACCTGCGCGTATGGCTGGAACGGAACTACGATATAACGGGCAAGGACAAGATAAGCGACGCACTAACCGCGGTGCTGACGCGCCACAGCTACCACCCTATCCGCGACTACCTCAACGGGCTGCAATGGGATGGCGTGCCAAGGCTGGACAAGATAGTTATAGACTATATGGGAGCCGAGGACAACGCGCTGAACCGCGCTATGTGCCGCAAGCATTTTACCGCCGCCGTGGCGCGAGTATTCCAGCCCGGCTGCAAATACGATTACTGCCTAATCATGTCGGGCGCGGAGGGTATCGGAAAATCTACCCTGCTGGCCATTATGGGTGGCAGCTGGTTTAACGACAGCATTACGACCACCGAGGGCAAGGAGGGTATGGAGCAGCTGCGTAGGGCGTGGCTAATCGAACTGGGCGAACTTTCCAGCATCAAGCGTAGCGACGTGGAGCAGGTAAAAGCCTACCTATCTAAGCAGGTGGATATATACCGCGCTGCCTACGGGCGCAGGGTTTCGGAGCATCCGCGCCAGTGTGTTTTTTGTGGCACCACAAACGAGGCACTTTTTCTAAAGGGCGACAACGGAAACCGCCGCTTTTGGGTTATCCCGGTAAACGCGGCCCTGCGAAAATACCATAACTGGCACGAAGCACTGACACGCGACCGTGACCAACTTTGGGCTGAGGCCGTCCACTACTACAAGCAGGGCGAACGGCTTTACCTCAGCGACGAACTGGAGGCGCAGGCGAAGCAGAGACAGCAGGAGTTTAACGACGATAGCGACGACCCTATAGTGGCGATGCTGACCAAGTATTTAGATACGCGCCTGCCGGTGACGTGGGACACTATGGACGTGCAGGCACGCCGCAGTTACCTGCGAGACCCCGACCCGCTGCAAGCCGATGGCACGGAACTGCGCGAAAGGGTGTGCGCCGCTGAATTTATCTGCGAGCAGATGGGCAAGGATATGACGGACAAAGATTTTAAGTACCTATGCAGAAAGGTATCTAAAATAATCGAAAGTCTGCCTAACTGGGAACGTATCAGCACGACCAAGCACGCGGCTAAATTGTATGGCATACAGCGAGGATTTAGGCGAAAGACGGAGGTAAACGAGGAGGACGATTTGTAAACGCGGTAAACGAAGCCGCGAAAACGGACAAAATAAAAAAGGTAAACGGAAAGTTTGCGTTTACTGCTGCGTTTACTGCCGCGTTTACCGCTAATTAATTGATAGTCAGTAAATAACTATATAAGTAAACGGAGTAAACGGAAAAAATATAATAAAAGGATATATAACGTAATACATAGATATATACATATAAAAACACGTATATAACACGCGTATAGGGTATATAAAGCATTTGCGTTTATTTTCGTTTACCGTTTACCGTTTACCAAGGATAAAAATTAAAGGCAATGAGCAAGAAGATAGACAACATAGTTAGACACGCGGAAGTAAGCGAAAAAGCCATAGAGCGTTATTTGACCGCGTGCGTAAAAGAGCTGGGCGGTATATGCCTAAAATACGCAAATGCTGGTATGGTGGGCTATCCCGACCGCATTTGCTTACTGCCGGGTGGCGTAACCGTATGGGTGGAACTGAAAAGCAAGGGAGAAAAACCAAAGGTTTTGCAGGGCATCCGCTTTCAGCAGATGGCAAGTATAGGGCACCCCGTCCACGTATGCGCCAGCAAAGCAGAGATAGACGAAGTTTTGAAACCATATAAATCCGGGCAGCTATGATATACAGACCATACGAATACCAGCGCACTGCGATGCAGTGGATAATCGACAAACCCAAATGCGGGCTGTTTCTCGATATGGGGCTGGGCAAAACCGTTAGCACGCTGACAGCAGTACAGCAGCTGATAGATGACTGCGATATAGAGCGCGTTTTGGTGGTAGCCCCGAAGAAAGTAGCCGAAACGACGTGGAGCACGGAGGCAGAGAAATGGGAGCACCTGCACGCGCTGCGGGTAGTCAAGGTGCTGGGCACCGAGAAACAGCGGTGTATGGCACTGAACGAGAAAGCGGACGTTTACGTTACCGGGCGTGATAACTTTGTTTGGCTGGTTGGCAAGTATGGTGGCCACCTGCCGTTTGATGCGCTGGTAATAGATGAGCTGACCAGCTTTAAGAGTTCAAAAAGCGAGCGATTCAAGGCGATGCGCATAGCCCTGCCGGGCATAAAGCGGGTTATCGGACTGACTGGCACGCCAGCACCTAACGGGCTGATAGACCTATGGGCGCAGATGTACTGTTTAGACCAAGGCGAACGGCTGGGCAAATCGGTAAGCCAATACCGGGAAACCTATTTTGAGACCCACAAATGGAATAACATTATAGTGCGCTGCGACGTGAAAAAGGGATGCGAGGAAGTGATTCGGGCAAAGATAGCCGATATATGTTTGAGTATGCAAGCCAAAGACTACCTACAGCTGCCGGATATGCTAACCCACATGGTGAAAGTGGAACTATCAGCAAAGACTATGGCAGCATATACCAAGTTTGAGCGCGACAAGGTTTTGGAGTTCAAGGCCGAACACGGGGAAGAACCGGCAAACGTACTGGCAAACAGCGCGGCTGGGCTGATGAACAAGTTAAGCCAGTTTGCAAACGGTGCGATATACGACGATGATAGGCAGGTACACAGCATCCACGGCGAGAAACTGGATAGACTGGCCGAGATTGTGGAGGCGGCTAACGGCAGCGTTTTAGTGTTCTATCAGTACAAGCACGATATAGGCAGGATAACCGAGCGGCTGAAAGGCTACAAGGTTAGAACCTACGAGGGTGAGGCAGATTTGAGAGACTGGAACGCAGGGAAGATAGACGTACTGCTGGCACACCCCGCCAGTACCGCGTATGGGCTGAATATGCAGCAGGGCGGCCACTATATCGTATGGTTTGGCACTGGCTGGAATTTGGAGCACTACCAGCAGGCTAACGCCCGCCTGCACCGCCAAGGGCAGCAGCACCCGGTTACGGTGTACCAGCTAATCTGTACCGGCACCGTGGACGAGAGGGCGGCAGCGGCACTGGAGGGCAAAAAGGGAGTGCAGCAGGGACTATTAGACAGTTTGAACTACTTAATGCGCAAATACAATGAGTGACAGAAAACGCGTGAACATAAGCATAGACCCTGCGACATACGGCAAGTTGCAGGCACTGACCAAGCAGTACAAGTTTAAGAATATCTGCGAGCTGCTGGTATCATTCGCGCATATACTGTTAGACCGTATGGAGGTAGCAGAGCAGCGCAAATACGACCTGCCGGATGAGGACGGGGCATATATAGACACTATGTTTGAGGAACTGGGCAAAGCAGACCGCAAGCCCGACGATACTAACGTATGCAGTTATACACACAAGAAGATAAAAGGCGATGGCAAAGGACAAAGAGTATAACCAGCTAATCCATACTGGCAGGTGGCTGCGCCTGCGGCGCGATGTACTGACAGTGCACCCGCTTTGCCAGCGATGCGAGCAGGAGGGAAAGATAACACCCGCTACCGAGGTACACCACGTTAGACCAGTGGAGGAAGCGGTAGGCAAGGCAGAGAGACGGCAGCGTATGTACGACCCCGCGAACCTGCGGGCACTGTGCCACGACTGCCACGTAAGGACACACACCGAGTTAGGCAGGTGCGGCAAGGCAGCGACGAAGAAGCGCAACGCCGAACACACCCGGCAGGTGATAGAAAAATTTTTTGGAGACGGGCAGGAGGATTAGCCGGGGGCGGTTTTTTTAAGACGGGGCACTGCCGTTAAACCTCACCCCCACCTTTCTGCGATGCGCGGTGAAATTTTGGATTTGCGGAACTTTGGCCGCTGAACTGCATAAATATGCGTTTTACCCGAAAACCCCGCGAAATACTGAGAAAATCGACAAAAAGTAACGAAATTATAGCGAAATATGGCAAAGACAGTAAACGAATACGTCAAGGAAATAACCAAGACACTGAAAGCAAACAAGACCTACAGCAGAGGGCTGGATATGCAGATACTATCACTGGCCTCAGCTATGCGTAATTTGGAAATGGCTATCAACCAAATCGACGGACTGACAGAGACTACCGTATGGGAAACGACCCGCTACGGCGAGAAGCTGGCACCGCACCCGGTTTTCAAGATAGCCAAGGAAGCGCAGGAACTGGTAACGCGCCAAATGAAAGCGTTAGGTTTGACCGTGGACGAGCTGGCAGGTAATACCGAGGACGACCCGCTGGCAGACCTTACCAAGAAACTGACGAAGAAAAGAAAGCAGCCGACTATCATTAACCCCGAACAATGACAGAGGAAGAAAAAGACAAGCTGAGGCAGGCAAAGGCAGACGTTACCGACCTGCTGGCACGCACGCGTATAGAGCGTTACCGGCTAACCGATGTGGATAGTCGGTTAGATGCGTATGTACGCGAGGTGGCCAGCAACCCGGACGGGCATAACCTATACGAGCAGCTGGCAGTAGCGCGTTTTTTTAGGATGTGCGACAAATACGGCATTAACGCTACCGAGGTATGGCAGTTCGCTGATTTTTACGAAAGCCTATACTTTCCCGGCAAGGCAGGGCAGCAGCGTTATGAGCTAACGCCCGTGCAGTATTTCCAGTTTGCCAGCATCTTTGCGTTTTGGGTTGGCGACAAACGGGTGGTGCGTGAAGTGGTTCTGTATGTGCCGCGTAAGTTTTCCAAGACCACCAGCACCGCGTCGCTGGCTATCTACGATTTGCTGTACGGTGACGCGAACGCGGAAAGCTACACGGGCGCAAACAGCAGCGACCAAGCTAAAAAGTGTTTCGACGTGATACGTAACTGCGTCCGCAAGTTAGACCCCAAGGAACGCCGCTACGCTATCAATGAGCAGACGGTAAAGAGTAAGCGCAAAGACCGCACAGCGTTTGCGCAGTGCCTTACCGCCAACGCCCGAACCAAAGACGGACTGAACGCCAGCACGGTTATTATGGACGAGTTTAGCCAAGCCCGCAGCAGTGAGCTGCTGACGGTGCTAACTACGTCTATGGGTGTGCGTGATAATCCACTGACGGCCATTATTACCACCGCGTCCGATGTATTCGACGGGCCGTTTTACGAAATGCTGCAAGGCTACAAATCCGTGCTGCTGGGAGAGTACGAGGATGACAGCGTTTTTGCGCATATCTTTGAGCCGGATTTGGACGACGCAGAGGACGACGAAAGTACGTGGCTAAAAGTGCATCCGCATTTAGGTATAACCGTTTCGCTGGAGTTCTACCGACAAGAGTACAAGAACGCAGTACGCAACGGCAGCGAGGCTATGTTAGCTTTTCGCTCAAAGCTGCTGAACCTATACGCAGAGAACGAGCAGCGCAGCTGGATAAGCAGCACACTGGCACGGCATATCAGCAAGCCGATGGCCATAGACGGCATAAAGGGCAGACCCGATGCTATGGTAGCCATAGACCTATCAGAGAGCGACGATTTCAGCGCGCTAACGATGGGTATGTACGATGCAGGGCAGAAAAACTTTTATTTCCACACCGCATATTTCTTTCCTGCTGGTGCCCTGCCGGGGCATCCTAACGAAAAGCTATACAGAACGTGGGCAGAAAGGGGCTTTTTGATACTGACGGACGGCGACGTTATAGACTATCGCAGGATAGTGGAGTATGTATTATGGCTAAACCAGTTTGTCCGCATACTGGGCATAGGTTACGACCCGTGGAAAAGCCAAGAAGTTATAAATATGCTGGCAGCATCCGGGGCGGGCAATGTGATAAAGGGCATACGGCAGACGTATGGCACGTTTACCGCGCCAGTAGAAAGTTTTGAGCACGGGGCGAAAACCGGGCATATCTTTATCAACGACAACCCGATTAACGCCTACTGCTTTGGTAACGCTGTACTGGACAGCGATAGGCTGGAGAACTGCAAGCCGGTGAAGCGCAAGCAGACGCAGAAGATAGACGGCGTTATAACTACGCTAATGTGTATGCGCCTATTTATCGACTACGAGAGATAAAGAAAGCCCGCCAAACGGCGGGCCTGCTTTTACTCTATACCGTGCTGGTGCGCCAGCTGCGCTACCATATCGTCCACGCTTTTCGGGTAACACCGGGTACCATTTTACCGATTTTCCAGTAATAGTAGAGACGCAACAGTAGAAAATGGGATTTTTCGATAACATACGTAGCATATTCAAGCGCGGTACAGATGATAGCACCGCGACGCAGGAGACTGCCAGCCCCGCGAGGACTGGGGCGGTTAGCCTGCTAACGTCTGCCGGTGCCGAGCTACAGATAGCCACGGTTTACCGCTGCGTTAATCTTTTGGCCGATAGCGTGGCAAACCTGCCTATCCAGTATATGCGGCTGAAAGGAGATATTTTTGTGGAGGATAGAGCCAGCCGACTGCACTACATTTTGAACGTGCAGCCGTGCAGCTATATGTCTGCCGTGGACTTTTGGCGGCAGGTGGTGCAGTATCTGTTACTCAACGGTAACGCCTATATAGTGCCGGTGTACGATTTTGTGGCTATGGATATAGCAGAGCTTAAATTAGTAAGCCCTACCGCCGTATCGCACGACACGTACAATAACAAGTACACGATTACGGACGTTAAGGCGGGCGTTAGTATGACGCTGGACGAAAGCGAAATTATCCATATCAAGAACTACACCAAGGACGGAAAAAACGGCCTATCTACGCTTTCCTTTGCGCGTACCACGCTGGATATTACCAGCACGGGCGACAAAGAGACGCTAAACCGATTTGCCAACGGCGGTAACGTCCGCGGTATCGTTAGCAACGACACCAGCGTTAGAGGATTTGGCGAGTACCAAGACAAGGAGCTGGAAAAGACAGCTACCGATTTGGACGGCAGGTTTAGAAACGGCGAGCGCATAGTATCGCTGCCGGGGCAGGTGCAGTTTAGCCCGATTTCGTTAAGCAGCACGGATATGCAGTTTTTGGAAACCCGCAAATTTAGCGTGCGCGAGATTTGCCGTTTCTTTGGTGTGCATCCGTCGTTTGTGTTTGATGATACGAGCAATAACTACAAATCGGCTGAAATGGCTAACGTGGCTTTCCTCAGCAACACGTTAAACCCTATACTGCGTAAGATTGAAAACGAGCTGCACAGAAAACTGGTAGCCCCTACGCTGTGCTGTAAACGTAAATTCCAGTTTGACCGCCGCGGGCTTTATGCCTGCGATTTGGATAGCCGCATAAAGTATATATCGCAGACGATAGCCGCAGGTATCTACACTGTGAATGAATGGCGCAAAGAGGAAAACAAACCGCCTATCGAGGGCGGCGATACCGTACTGGTATCTGCCAACCTAAAGGGTATAACGGAGGCAGGCAAACCGGCACAACCTGCGCAGGAACCGAATAACGAACCAAAAGAACCTAACGAAGATGGCCAAGAATAAAGAAACGGTTATTACCCGCTTGCTGCACACAGTATCAGATTTGCGGGTGCGCGAGGACAAGGAGGGCAAGAAGTGCCGTACCATTACCGGGTACGCTATTCTGTTTAACACCCCATCCGCTCCTATGTACGAGTACGACGATGAGGAAGTACGCGAGGTTATCGCACCGGGCGCAGTAACCAAAGAACTGCTGGACGGCTGCGATATTAAAATGACGATGTTTCACGACCGCCAGCTGATTTTGGCGCGAAGCAAGAACGGCAGCGGCACGCTGAAATATACGGTGGACGATAAGGGCGTGGCGTTTGAGTTTGACGCGCCTAATACGGTGGATGGCGACAAGGCGTTAGAGCTGGTGAGCCGTGGCGATATAGCAGGGTGTAGCTTTATGTTTAGTACCCACTATTACGATAGGGCCTACGTAGCCCGTGACGTGAAGCGCGAGAACGGCAAGACAATAGTAACCTATACGGTGAATACTATTACCGGCATCTACGATTTCACGCTGGCCGCTGACCCTGCGTACCCCGATACCAACTGCGAGGCTGAGGCCCGCGAACTGGTGGAGGAACTGCGGAAGATGGAGGCACAGCCAGCCGCCGAGGAACAAGGAAAGAAAATGCGCGAGCAAGTGCAGGAAATGCGCCGCGCTGCTGCGCAGTCTATAGTTTAAGTTTAACCCATAAAAGTTTTTGACGTATGCACAAGAACACAGTAAACGTGCGCGAGTTGGTAAACAAGTATCAGACCAACTGCGATCGTATCAGAGCTATCGCTGATACGTGCGAGAAAGAGCAGCGCGAGCGTACCGAGGCAGAGACCAAGGAGTACGAGGCCCTTTGCCGCGATAACCAGCTGCTGCAAATGAAGATGCAGGCCGCTGCCGCAGAGCAGCTGCGCGAGAACCCCAACACCGTAGCGGATGTAAACAAGATTATCCGCGAGAATATGCAGAACGGCAAGCAGACCCAAATTATGCTGGTGCGTGATTTGGTGATGGTGGCCGATGCAGTTCCGGGCGGCGTTATCCCCGTTAAGGTGCAGGATATTCTCGACCCGCTGGTGGAGGGCCTTATTCTCGACAAGGTGGGTTTGCCTATGCCTACCGGGTTGGCTGGTGACTACGTTTGGCCTACCTACGAGACCGTAGAGGCTACGATAGCCGGCGAGGGTGTGGCACTGAGCGACACCAAAATACAGATGTCCAAACTTACCGCAGCACCGCAGCGCGTGGGTATCGCTATTCCAGTGACCCGCCAAGCTATGATGCAGACCGAGGGTATTTTGGAAATGATTGTTAAGAAACTTATGCCTTTGGCAGTTGCAAAGTTGCTTAACAAAATCGTTTTCAGTACCACTAAGGTAACAAACGCTACCACTTTGGCAGGCCCGTTTGTGGCGTGTGTAGGTAAGGAAACCGAATTTAGCGCAGAGCCTACATTTAAGGAGTTTAACAACCTTAAAGCAAAAGTTTTGGCTACTGGTATCGACGGCGATAACCTTTGCTGGGTTATGACCAAGGCACAAAAGGCTATCGCAGAGGCTACGCCAAAGGACGCAGGCAGCGGTATTATGGTTTGTGAAAATGACCATATCGCAGGACTGCCGGTATTTACTACTAACTATATCGGTGAGGGTAATATCGGTTTGGGCGATTGGAGATACCAGCCTATGGGATTGTTTGGCGATATTTCTTTCATTATCGACCCGTACAGCCAAGCCCGCAAGGATGCGGTAGATTTCGTGCTTAACGCGAACTACGCTACCACCACTCTGCGCAAAGAAGCGTTTGCACTTGCAAAGGTTGGCGACGGTGACTAAGAGAGTAAGAACATACGTAGAATTTTATAGCGTTTGATTATGGCTACAGTGGATTTGGAACTGCTTAAAAAGCACGTCCGCGCGGATGATTTCGCAGACGATGACGATTATTTGGCGCACCTGCTGGATGCGGCAGAGCAGTACGTATGTACCGCCACCAACCGCGAAGCAGCGGAACTGCTGGAAATGGGCGGCGGCAAGCTGCCGACTATGCTACAGCAGGCAGTCTTACTAATCGCCGGGCACTGGTACAACCAGCGCGAAGCCGTTAGCGGTGTGCAGATGGCAGAAGTACCATATACACTGCAAGCCCTAATCAAACCCTATCGAAAACTGGCTAACGACACCACGGTATGAGAGCGGGCACACTGAAATACAGATTAACCCTGCTGGAGCCTCAACGGGTAACGGACAGAATGGGTGCGGAGAAAGTGGAATACGCCGAGACGCGGACGGTACGAGCCGAGCGCGTCCGGGCCACTGGAAACCGCAGCGAGGAAGTGGGCGAACATTTCCCCGCATACAGCGCGGAGTTTAATATACGCGACGCGCACCCGGTGGCCGAGAACTGGAGAGTACGGCAGGTGGGCGGCTACCTCTATACCGTGGTTTCGATAGTGCCAAATTTGGATAGGGGCTATAAAACCCTACTTTGCGACCGCGTGAACGAGTAAACGATATGGCTACAAGTATAGACTACGACGATAGGGATTTGCAGCGGTTATTCGCTGAACTGGAACCCAAACGCAGGGTGCAGGCGTTAAAGGGAGGTTTCCGCAGGGAGGCTAACCAAGTGCGCAAGACGGCTATAAATAACCTGCGTAGCAGTATCAACAGCAGCAAGGATTTGGAAAAGGGCGTGCGCGCTATCGTATTCAAGCGCAAGGCTGGTTTCCGCGTAACTGTGGGTACTAAGCGGGCGAACAAGACTACCGGCAAGGGAGAGGCTGGATTTCACACGAACCGGCAAGGACTGAAAAAGCCTATACTTATTTGGGCCGAGGGCGGCACGGAGGAACGACAGACCAAGCCGAAGCAGGGAACGCGCAGGCGTGCTGCACGTCTGAGGCAGCAGCACCGCACGGGACGTATGCGCAGGTACGGATTCATGGAGCAGACGTTAAACAGCGTCCGCGACACCGTGACGCAGGATATACACGCGATGGTATTAGATAACGTAACTAAAGTGGCAGAAAAGTATGGCTGTAGGTAAGACAAGTCTAAGCGCAGGCGAGATTATCCGCGGCATCCTAATTAGCGATGCTGAGGTAGCCGCGAGGACTAACAAGGTTTTCCCGGTAGTGGAGGACAGCGCGGAACTGCCGTATATAGTGTATCGCCGCACCCAACTGGAGCAAGACCCGGTTAAGGGCAAACGCGGTGCCGATACGGTAGGTATCGAGGTGCTTTGCTATACTCAGCACTATACCGAGGGCGTGGAACTGGCAGAGGCCGTGCGCGGTGCGCTGGATGGCGTGCAGGGCGAAACCGACGGGCTGGTAATGCGCAGCTGCCATTTGGTAGATAGCGAAGAGGGATGGCAGGATGATGCGTATGTGCAACAGTTAGTATTTAACGTTAAGATTTAGATATTATGGCAGGGACAAAGACGGGCTACTGCAATGGTAGCGATATGCTGCTTTATGTAGGCGGCAAAGCGGTGGGAAGCTGTACCACACACACCACCACGTTTAACAGCGAAACCAAGGAGCGCGCGGTTAAGCCGGTAGCCACTGCGGGCATTTCGGGCGGCCTTTGGAAGAAAAAGGGCGTGGTAGGGCTTTCGTATTCTATCAGTGCCGAGGGTTTGGTATTCTACGATGAGACCGAAAACGGCTACAAGGAGCTTTTGGCACTTTGGAAAGCCGGTAAATCTGTAGAGGTTAAGTGTATGGAGCGCGAGAACAGCGAAAAGCCGTATTTGGCTGGTATGTGCGTTATCGCGTCGCTGGAGCGCACCGACCCTGCGCAGGACGATGCTACGTACAGCATTTCGCTGGAGAACGACGGCGAGCCTACCACACTGGACGAAACCGCGATTACTGAGAACCCCGCAGGATAACAGAGTATGGCAAAGATAGAAGTAACCATTAACGGCAAGGTGTACCCCTGCCGCCCCACTATGGGGGCTATGCTGCGTTTCAAGAAAGAGACGGGCAAGGAGGTAACGGAGATTACCAGCAACAGTTTTAGCGACCTTTGCGCGTATCTGTACTGCTGCGTCGCGTCTGCCTCAGCAGCCGACAAGGTGCCGTTTGATATGTCGCTGATGGATTTTGCCGACGCGCTTTCTCCGGAGGATATGACCGCGTGGGCAAACGCTGTGCAGGCATCCGCTGCACCTGCGGAGGGCGAAGAAAAAAAAAGTTAGAGCCTAAAGGCATCTACGATTTACTGGGTATCGCGCTGGGCTGCATACGGCTAAGTTACGACGATTTCTGCAATATGGATTTTCAAGAGTTTGCAGCCGTCTATAAAGCCTATGCAGAGCAGCGCGATTTCGATTATAAGGACAACTGGGAACGTATGCGCCTGCTGGCATCCCTAACCATACAGCCGCATTTGGCCAAGGGTAAGAAGATAACCCCGGAAAAACTGCTGCCGTTTCCGTGGGATAAGAAAAAGGCAGCCGCCGCGAAGAAAGCGAAGGAATACACCCCGGAGCAGCAGCGCAGGCGTATGGAAGAATTAGTAAAGAAACTGGGCGACAGCCTACAATAACAACGATATGGCAGGTAAAAGTACGATTAGCATTACTTTCAAGCTGGACGGCGATAGCAAGAGTTTCAAGGATTTGGCCAAGGACGCAGACGGGCTAAAGCAGGTTATTACGTCCACGCTATCAGAGGCGCAGCAGCTGAAAGGTAATGTAATAAATTTCGCGGCTTTGGCTACCGGCATAGACGCGGCGCAGCGTAGCTTTAGCCAGCTGCAAAGCGGTATGAAAGATTTGGCCGACGCATACGCCGTGCAGGAGGTGGCAGAGACCAAGTTAGCCACCGTTATGCAGCAGCGTATGGGCGCGACTGATGCGGAAATACAGAGCATCAAGGAACTGGCCAGCGCGCAGCAGGAAATAGGCGTTATCGGTGATGAGGTGCAGTTATCCGGGGCGCAGCAGATAGCAACGTTTCTGAATGAAAAGGCAAGTTTAGAAACGCTGATACCCGCGATGACCAATTTGTTAGCGCAGCAAAAGGGACTGAACGCCAGCACGGGCGACGCGGTGCAGGTTGGTAATTTGATGGGTAAAGCGATGATGGGCCAAGTAGATGCGCTAAAGCGCGTGGGCATATCGTTTACCGAGGCTGAGGCTAACGTTATCAAGTACGGTACCGAGCAGGAACGCGCGGCAATGCTGGCCCAAGTGATACAGAACAATGTCGGCAATATGAACGCCGAATTAGCGGCCACAGACAGCGGTAAGCAGCAGCAGTTAGTCAATACGCTGGGCGATATGAAAGAACAGATAGGCGGGCTGGTAAACGGTGCCCTGCCGTTTGTCACGATGGCAGCGCAGGCCAGCCAAGCGTTAGCCGCCGTTTCCACACTGATAGCCGGTATTAAGACGCTAACCACTACGCTGTACGCAAGCACCAAGGCGTTTATAGCATCCACCGCGGCCACTATCAAAAACAAGGTGGCTACGCTGGCTGTAGCGGCTGCGCAGAAAGTGGTTACTATCGCTACAAACGCGTGGAAAGCAGCGCAGGTAGTGTTAAATATGATACTGACCGCTAACCCTATCGGCTTAATTATTACGGCTATCGGTTTGCTGGTTACTGCGATAATTACCGCCTACAATAACTGCGAGAGTTTCCGCAAAATCGTAGATGGCGTTTGGGAGGCTATCAAGCCGCTGGCTATTGCCATTATGAACGGTTTGGCAAAGGCTTTCGAGTGGCTGGTAGAGAAGTGCAAAGAGGCGTGGGAGTGGCTTAAAAACATACTGGGACTGGGTGGCAAGAAAGTAGAGGTAGCCGTAAATGTATCGAAACCGAAAGCAGCCCCGGCGATTGATTTAGGTGAAACGCAGAAGAATTACGCGAACGCCGGCAGCACGCCCAAGGCGGCTACACCCAAGACACCGAAAGCGGCCAGCCCGGTATATGACGAAGCGGCCACCACCCTAAAGGGCATAAACGATAATATCGAGGTACTGCGCGCGAAGCTGCAAACCGCCAGCGTGGAGGAAGCCGCATTAATTAATAAACAGATAGAGGACTGGAAAGCTAAAGCCGACGCCATAGAGAATGCGGGCAAGGCAGCTGACGATAATACGCCGCTATGGAAAGAGGACGCAGCCACCCTGCGCGAGATAGGCGATAATATCGAGATACTGCAAGCCAAACTGCAAGATGCGACCGCTGAGGAAGCCGCAGCCATTAACCAGCAGATAGACGCGTGGAACGCCAAGGCAGATGCGATTAAGAACGCGGGCAAAGCCGTGGATAACGGCCCGCTGTGGAAAGAGGATGCAAGCACCATTAAGGATATTAGCGATAATATCGAGATACTAAACAAGCAGCTGCAAACCGCCAGTATCGACGAAGCCGCAGCCATTAACCAGCAGATAGACGCGTGGAACGCTAAGGCAGACGCGATTAAGAACGCAGGGCGCGAGGCAGAGAAAACGGGTACGTCTGTGGGCAAATCGCTTAAAAGCGGCTGGGGAGCTATAAAAGGTATCGGAAGTAGCGTGCAGGGAATTACTGACGCCCTAAAAGGTAACGGCAGTGCCTGGCAGATTGTAGTAGGAATAGTAGACGGGTTTATAGGCCTGTATGAGGGTGTAAAAACTATAGTAGGTATAATCGAACTACTGACCGCTGCAAGTGCCGCTCATGCCGCTACAAAGGGCGTAGAAGCAGGCGCAGAGACAGCCGAAGCAGCTGTAAGGACTACTACCGCCGCAACCAACGCGGCCGCGTCCGTAGCTGTGATCACGGCCAACAAATTAGAAGCCGCCAGCTTCAAAGAGTTAGCGGCGGCAGAATATATGGCCGCGCACGCGTATATACCATTTGCAGGCTTTGGCATAGCTATGGGCTTTACTACCGCTATGCTGGCAGCAGTTACCGCGGCTGGCATCCCGATGCTGGCAGATGGTGGTTTAGCGTCCGGGCCTACGCTTGCAATGGTGGGCGAATATGCGGGAGCCAGCGGCAACCCGGAAGTAATAGCCCCGCTGGACAAGCTGCGCGGACTGCTGGCAGAACCTGCCGCGCCTATAGATTTCAGTAAAGTGGAGTTTAGGATTAAGGGCCGCGAACTGGTTGGCATCCTATCGAAAGAAGATAACCTAACAAGACGCAGTTAATATGGCGAAGTATTTACGATATACGGGTAGTTTCCTAAGCCGCGCTAACGTGGTGTGGCGAGTGGATATAATGCAGGAGGCCGACGCGGAATTTGCCAGCGTCGGCCAGCTGGAGTTTCCAGCAGACGCGCCGCTGGTTATCGAATGGCAGCGCGAGGACAAGGAGAAAGTTATATGCGGCAGTAACGCTACGCTGAAAATCATAAGCCCCGGAGATAGAACCTACGAAGATTTGTACACTATCGAGGTGGGGCGTATCAGAATGGACGTTTACCGCGATAACGTACTGTACTGGAGCGGAGCCATAGACCCCGAATTTTACGAAGAACCATACGAGCAGGCGCAAGGCTATGAAGTTAGCCTAACGTTTAGCGATTTTGGCATACTGAGCAGAATTAAGTACGATTTGCAGGGCATCCGCACACTGCGCGAGATAGTGCAGTATGCTATTACCCGTGCGGGCATCCAGTATGGAGGTATAGACACCAGCCACGTATCTACCAAGTTTAGCGATAGCAACAGCATAACCAATGGCGGTTTGTCTGTGCGTAGCGAGAATTTCGTAGATGAGGACGGCGAAGCCTCAACGCTATACGAAGTGCTGGAGGGCATTTTGCAGCCACTGGCTATACGTATCGTCCAGCGCGCGGGCAAAGTGTATCTGTACGACCTTAACGGGCTGTACAATGACGGAACCGCCAAGGCGATAGTATGGGACGGCAGCAGCCAAGAAATGGGTACCGACAAGGTGGCAAATAACGTGGTAGTATCGTTTAGCCCGTACAGCAGCGCGGAACTGTTTAGCGACGAACTGGAGTACAAAGGTAAATACGATATAGAGCATACCAACCTAACCAGCGATGCGCCTACGGCTGCCGGGTATGGGCAGTATTACAGCTATTACCCCGATTACAGCGATGAGCATAGGCAGGGTTATAACTGGGATTACAATCTGATAGACTTTACTATTTTCATAAATAGCGAGGCTACCGGGCTGAAAAGCATAGGCAGCGGCTGCCAGTATTTCCATATACTGCCAGTTACCGGGGGCGTTAGTGAAACTACGGGTGTGGCGTATGCTTTCCGAACGGGAGGGCACGGAGGTATAAATACGGGCTGGCCAAAATGGAAAGTACACAGCGGCGTACCGCACGCGTCGCTATCGGGTGGTGGCGAGATACTGACCACTAACCGCGTTTTCCTGCCTAAGCTGGACGATGCAAGCGCGAAGAAGTACAAGGTAAGGGTAGCCGCTGAGATATGTTTAGACGCGAGATATAACCCGTTTTCGGGCAGCACCAGCGGCAACGATGAGGGCAACAGCAATACGCTAAAGGTGTGCAGCGGTTTTGTGTTTATACCTGCTAAAATTACGCTGTACGATGCAGAGGGTAACGCGCTTTACCACTATCGTAATTTGGACGCGGCGCAGGATGCTACCAAAGGGCATTTAGGTTACAGCCGTGGCAAATGGGTATCGGGCGCAGACCCCGGCGGCGACTGCTGGCTGGAGTATTACAACCCCGACGATTTGAGAGAGGACGCGGGTATTATGGGTTGGAAAGCTAACCGCCACTGCATAGGCAGACCCGACGGCAAGGGTGGGCGTATCGGTACAGAGATATACGACAGTTTCGCAAAGATGGACGAGGGCGAATATATGCCGTACCCGCCAGCAGCTGGATATTTGGAGGTGCAGATACAAAGCGGCGTACTGGGTTATGACTATGGGCAAAATGTAGATAACTGCGCTTTTGGCAGCACTGAAAGCCAGTGGGACAAAAAAGGCATCTACGGCCTGCTGCGCTGGTGCCTATACAAAGCCCCAAAGGTGGACGTAGTTAATAACAATTTGGTATTTAATGACGCGGAACTGGAGGACGTGGAGTATAGCGGCTATATCAACAAAGCAGCCAAGGAAGAAATTAGCATAGATACCATTTGCGGCACTGCCGCGCTGGTGTGCCCTACCGCTAAAGGCATCTACCACAGAACCAGCAACGGCCAGCAGCTGCAAGAACTACAGAGGGCTGGCAGAACTGACCACCCCGAAAAGCTTCTGATAGGAACGCTTTACAGCCAGTATGCTGAACGCAAAACCACCCTATCGGGAGAAGCGGTTATAGATGGTGGGTTACACTACTATACCGAGGCTAACCAAGCGGGCAAACGCTTTATGCTGATGGCTGACACGCAGGACGTGATAACGGACTGCACAGACGCAGAGTTTTGCGAGTTTCGCCCGGATGAGTACGACAGCATAGAAGAAGCATAAAAGATATGGAAAAGAACTATACGGCGGTTATAACGCAGAGGACACCGAGACCACGCAGTAAGCGACTGCGCGAAATGGGTATAGGCAGCGCGGCTGGTACTACCGTGGTGATGAGCGGCGCAGCGGGTGGCACTACCGTTACGGGCGATGGCCATACACACGCTAACCTATCCGTGCTAAACGAGATTTCGACCGATACCAACGGCTACCAGTACCTAACGCAGCTGCGCGAGGTGGAGAACCCCGAAACGGGAGAAACCACAGTAGAGCAGGTAACGGAAAAGGTAAAAGCCGGCTACGCTGACGTGGCTAAGAATTTATCGGAGGACAGCCCTATACGCGAAATGTTTTTGTCGCGTTTGGTGGACGATGTAGCCAAAGGTAATATAACCTTTGAGCAGGCTATAAAGGTGCTGGGGCTGGCATCCTTTGGCGGTGGTGCAGAGTTTGGCGAGTTTATAAAATCGCTGTACGCTGGAAAGGGCGCAGGCATAGACGCTAACGGAAACGCCGAGTTTGAGAGCGTGCGGGTACGCAGTTACTTTGAATGTTTGGAGCTAATAGTTAATCGCCTCAGCGCGATAGAGGGCGATCAAATACTGACCGAAGCGGACACCATAGAAAGCGTGGACGATTTGGGTAACAATTGCTACGGCCTGCACCTGCGCAGCAAGTGGGATGGCTATTTTACCGCGCAGCGTGAAAACAACGTACTGAAAGGTATCATAAATACGCTGGCAGCAGGTAGCGGCCTATATTACACCTGCTGGATGCGCGTTAATAGCGTAAACACTGCTAACAACTATATCGAGGTAACGGCCTATCCCGACGAAGATACGCCAGCAGGTACGAATTACCCGCCCTGCGCGGATATGAAGATAGCCCGCTGGGGCAACCAAACGGACAAGACGCGCCAAAGCTGCATCTACCTATCCAGCACTGAGGGCAGGATAGTGCGGCTTACCGGGGTGACTAAACCGATTATTGAGCCGGAGAACTACGGCGCGACCTTTGGCACCCTGCCGGAGTTCCTGCGCAGTATGGATTTGCCGATAGTGGACGGGCAGGATTATGTTTACGCGCGCGGTTTGATAGTGCAGGATATAATACGTATCGACTACAAGGGCAAACCGATTAGCGAGGTTATAGACCGCGGCCCGTGGGCTGCTGGTGCTGCCTATTACTGCGAGGCACTGAACCCCGAAACGGGCA